TCTTTCTCTTTGTTGTAGGTGCTCATGTAACTGGCCAGAGAACCTGTTGTGGTTGCATCTCCTATTATATCTCGGAATTCTTGGCTGTCCACTATGGTTTTTAATTTTAATCTTAACAGGTGTGGCCAATAGGTGGGTGAGAAACCTTCTGCTGATCTATTCACATCTTCAATGACATAAAATCTTTTTAGAGCAATGGGTATGCTGGCATCTAGACTGTAATCATCTTTTAAATTGGGAAATTCTACCACATCACCTGACATGGGCTTTCTGCCCAATCTTTCCACCACATCATTTAAATGCACTGTTAGGAATAGGGTATCGTTCTGTAGGAACATGCCAAATTGGCTGAGATTAAAATCTGTGTCTTGCACATTGTAGATGCCTCTGATGACATACACATCTGCATCATATTTTCTGTCTCTGTTTTCTAAGAAAAGTAAGTCTTGTATGGTTCTTTCACCCAGTGTGCTGGCAGCGGGCTGTGTGGCACTGGCAGGACCATCCTTGTTAGTGGCTCCTTGATCATATGTACCCGTGTATTTGTGGAAGAAAACATCCACTCCTCCCACTTGGAACATCTCATTCATAGTGCGATCAAAAAACCTATAATCGTTGCCCTTTTCCGGCTTGTATATTGATAAACGTGGCATACTAACCATATTTATGGAAAAGGCTCTAGCCATAAATATCCATATGTCAGAGTTACAAACAATGCAGCAGGAAATATACGATTACGTCAAAACCAACCTAGGGGATGGCATGATTGACGTGGAATTAGACCCAAAACATTATCAAACGGCACTGGAAAGGGCAATCAATCGTTATAGACAGAGATCCAGCAATGCTGTGGAAGAAAGTTATGCTTTTTTAGATCTCAAAGAAAATCAAAACAAATACATACTACCTGACGAAATTATAAACGTTCGAGAAATTAGCAGAGCCACAGTGGGATCCAGAGGAGATGGACAAGGTGGTACTCTATTTGAACCTTTCAATCTGGCCTACACCAATACCTATCTACTAAGAACAGGTGCCACTGGCGGATTGGCCACTTACTACGCTTTTGCAGCATATCAAGAATTAGTGGGCAAAATGTTTGGTTCATTTATTCAACATCATTATGACAATGCCACAAAAACTTTGACCATAACACAGCGTCCAAGATCAGACACTGAGAGAGTGCTGTTACACACAGATAATTTTAGGCCTGACATAACCCTGTTGAGAGATATCTACAGCAAACCCTGGATCAGAGATTACACACTGGCTGTCAGCAAAATGATGTTGGGAGAAGCAAGAAGTAAATTTGCTACCATTAATGGTCCACAAGGTGGAACTAGTTTAAATGGTGAAGTATTAAAACAAGATGGTATGGCCATGATAGAAAAATTAGAGCAAGAAATTAATAATTTTATCGATGGTGGTATGCCAACTAGTTTTATTATCGGTTAATTCTTTTTATTATCTTTTAATTCTTTAACACTTCACATTAAATATATCTGATTATGGCTAACACAGGCATTAAAAAAATTCGCGATCTAACACTGGAAGAACTTGAAGATCTAGTTACCGCATTGGAAAATATGAGTCAAGTGGCTGATCGATCCGCCATGCGAGAACAAATATTAAACACCGTTAAAAAAGTCAAGCAAGAGATTGCAAAAAGATTAAAAAACCTGTAATATACTTACATGCTGATAGGATTAGTAGGATTAATTGGGTCTGGCAAAGACACAGTGGCAGATTTTTTGGTTAAAGATCACGAGTTTCAAAGAGACAGTTTTGCAAAATCATTAAAAGATGCTGTCAGTGCAATATTTGGTTGGGATAGACAGTTATTAGAAGGTGCCACACAAGAGAGCAGAATGTGGAGAGAAAGAATTGATCCTTATTGGAGCAACAAGCTCGATAGAGCAGTGACTCCACGATATGTGCTACAGTATTGGGGCACAGAGATCATGCGAGGACATTTTCATGACAGTATTTGGATAGATTCTTTTACTGCTCGTTACAAAGGTGGAAAAATAGTACTCAGTGACACAAGATTTATCAATGAAATAGAAACTATTAGAGCATTAAAAGGTCGAGTTGTGCTGGTTAGACGAGGACCTATACCCACACAAAAAGAAATGCAAGAGAGAGCAGTACATCAAAGCGAGTGGGATTGGATAGGACAAAAGTTTGACTACGAAATAGACAATTCAGGCAATCTAGAAGATTTAAAAATACAAGTAGATGCTATGATCAAGCATCTACTTCTAAATCACCAATAGACCATCCCAACTCTTGGGTGCTTTTTAAACGCTGACAGTTGGAGCAGATGGTTTTTAAATTATAAACTGAAACATTATTTTTGTTGCCATCCACGTGGAACACATCCATTTGTGACTCATGCGTGGATTTGAACCCACACAACTCACAGCGTGTTTTTTTACGATAACCAGATAAAAACCAGCGTGTGGGACCATTAACTCGCAACTTCTTACTTTTACGTATACAGGTATCACACTGACTGCGCCAGTATATTTTGGTGCCTTTGCGATAGCCATACGATCTGGGCTTGGATCTACAGGTGTTACACAGTGGGCGTTTCATACATGTATTTACGTGCCCTATATAGGCACCAAAATTGTCAAGATAACGCCGTAAAAACCGTGTAGAACAATAAATACATCAGTTATACTTGCAAGGAGAATTAAAAATGGCATTAACATCACCAGGCGTAGAAGTCACAGTAATAAACGAGAGTTTCTATGTACCATCAGATGCGGGAACAACACCACTAATAATTGTTGCTTCAGCACAAGACAAATTAAACGGTGCAGGCACCGGTATCGCAGCAGGAACAAAAACTGCCAACGCAAATTCAGTATATTTGATCTCTTCACAAAGAGAATTAACAGAAACTTTTGGTGATCCAAAATTTTACACAGATTCATCAGGCAATGCATTGAATGGTTATGAGCTAAACGAATTTGGCTTGCAAGCAGCTTATTCATTCTTGGGTATTGCTAACAGAGCTTTCGTATTAAGAGCAAATGTTGACATGTCAGAACTATCAGGCAGTGCAACAGCACCAACAGCAGAATCAACCAATGGAACTTATTGGTTTGATCTATCATCAACTAGCTTTGGATTATTTGAGTGGTCAAGAACTGATCAAGCATTTACAGAAATTACACCAATTGTGATCACATCAACTGATGATCTAGTTGGCGGAATATCTACAGGAGCTCCTAAAACTTCTATTGGTTCAATTGGTAGCTATGCAATTAATACCACACACGTAACTAATAAAACCTATTACAAAACTTCTTCAAACACTTGGGTACAAGTGGGCAGCCAATCATGGATTAATGCTCAAGGCACACAAGCACTTTTCAAACAGTCTGCACACACAGACAGACCTCTTTGGAAAACTGGAGAACTTAATGCAGCTACAGGTTCGGTATGGTTTAAGACTACCACTCCAAATGCTGGTGCTGATATCGTAGTAAAAACATACAGTTCAAACACAGGTGCTTGGACCACAGTGAGTGCTCCATTATATGCTAACAATCACTCGGCTCTATACGGAATAGATCCAGTGAACGGTGGAACAGGATTATCCACAGGTAACCTATACACTCAGTACAACGTGACCGAGCAGTATGACAGTGACACTGGAGCGGATTCCACAGACACAACTTTAACTGTGCAAGATTTCCAAATATTTAGATATCAAGGTGGTGCAACAACAATCACTTCCAACACAACAACACCTGTATTCACTAGTGGACACACTTTCAAAATAGCAGAATCTAAAAAAGCTCAGTCTGCTCTAGCTTCAGGAGTAACAGTCACTCTAGCTGGCACAGATGCTGATGCTTTTGTGGCTGCTGTTAGTGCTGCAGGATTAACGAATGTATCTGCAACTAAACTTTCAACCGGTGCAATTCGAATGACACATGCACTGGGTGGAGAATTTAGAATGTGGAATACCAATTCAGGCACAGCTCTAGAAGATGCAGGATTTGGTGCTGCCAATGCACACAGCTATGGAACATACACAGCAAACTCTGCTACACTAGTAGATAATTTGTATGATACTCCAGCTGGAACCACAGAAGATTCTACAGTATATGCTCAAGATTCAACATTGCTTAATTTAGTTGTGGCTTCAAACTGGAAACGTTTGAGCTACACAGCTTCCGCATCAGAGCCAAGCAACGAACCAGCAGATGGTACTCTATGGTACAACACTAATTTAGAAGCAGATATTTTAACTCACAATGGTACAACTTGGGTGGGATATCAAAATGGAACATTTGGTGGAACTTCTTTAAGTGCTACTGATCCTAATGGTCCTCAATTCTCAGCAACTAAACCTACCACTCAGTCAGATGGAACTGCACTAGTGAAAGGTGATATATGGATTGATACTTCAGATTTAGAAAACTATCCAAAAATCTACAGATATGACACAGGATTAACTGATGGATCTGATTTCGTATTATTAGACAACACAGATCAAACCACAGAAAATGGTATCGTGTTTGCTGATGCAAGATCTAACACAGCTTCAGCTAAAACAGATTCAAACACAACCGGCGGCGCTCCTGTAGACAGCACAATCAAAGCTCTATTAAGTGACAACTTCTTAGATCCAGATGCTCCAAATCCAGTTTTATATCCAAAAGAAATTCTATTGTTCAACACTAGGAGATCAGGATATAACGTTAAAGAATACAGAAGCAATTACATAACCACAACCACTTATCCAGGATCGGGATCAGGCAAAGGTAACATTAGATACTCTAATGAATCTGTTGCTACTTACTTCCCAGACAGATGGGTTTCTAAGAGTGGTAACAATGACAACGGTTCCGGCACATTTGGTAGAAAAGCTGTGAGAAAAGTTATTGTGGCTCAATTAAAATCAGAAATTAATACCAACCAAGCTATCAGAGAAGACCAAAGAGGATTCAACATCATTGCATGTCCAGGATATCCAGAAGTTATCGCTGAATTGGTTAATTTAAACACTGACAGAAATAACACAGCATTCGTTATTGGTGACACACCAATGAGATTAGCAGGTACATCTACAACAATCAGCAACTGGGCTAACAACACAGCCGGTGCGTCTGACAATGGTGATGAGGGACTGGTTACATCAAGTGATTATCTTGGTGTGTTTTATCCATCAGGAAGAACCACAGACAACACAGGTAACACAATTGTTGTTCCTTCAAGTCACATGATGCTGAGAGTATTGGCCAACAATGACAACGTGGGATTCCCATGGTTTGCACCAGCTGGTACACGAAGAGGTATTGTGGACAACGCAACTTCAGTAGGATACATTGACAGTGCCACAGGCGAATTTGAACAGATTTCTTTAACTGAATCTATCAGAGACAGCATGCACTCTGTTAAAATAAATCCAATCACATTCTTCTCAGGCACAGGTATATTGAACTTTGGTAACTTAACCAAAACTTCAACCAACTCAGCTCTAGACAGAATTAACGTTTCAAGATTGACTGTTTATCTAAGATCACAATTAGATAAGATAGCTAAACCGTTTATATTTGAACCAAATGATTCTTTAACAAGAAATGAAATCAAAGGCGCGATCGAATCATTCTTGTTAGAATTAGTGGGTCAAAGAGCATTATATGACTTCTTAGTGGTGTGCGACGAAACAAACAACACTGCCACAAGAATTGATAGAAATGAACTGTATGTGGACATAGCAATTGAGCCTGTGAAATCAGTTGAGTTTATCTACATACCTTTAAGAATTAAAAACACAGGAGAAATAGCTAACTTGGGTGTATAACTCTCGGTAAATAAAAAGGAACAAAAATATGGCAATCTCAACATTAAGTAAATTTACAGTACCACTAGCAAACGATCAGAGTTCAGCATCACAAGGTTTATTGATGCCAAAACTTCAGTATCGTTTTAGAGTAATACTTGAGAACTTTGGCGTATCTACACCAAGATCAGAGTTAACCAAACAAGTTATTGATGTTACAAGACCTAATTTAACTTTTGATGATGTAACACTAGATGTTTACAACTCAAGAGTTTACCTAGCCGGCAAACACACTTGGGAAGCTATCACATTAAATTTAAGAGACGATGTTAATAACTCTGTTTCTAAATTAGTTGGCGAACAAGTTCAGAAACAATTTGATTTCTTTGAACAGGCTTCGGCAGCATCAGGTATTGATTACAAATTCACCACTAGAATTGAAATGCTAGATGGTGGTAATGGCGCATCTACTCCAGGCGTATTAGAAACTTGGGAACTTTACGGTTCTTATGTTAATTCAGTAAACTACAACACTCTAGCTTATGCTACATCTGATCCAGTTACAATCACATTATCAATCAGATATGACAACGCAGTACAAACTCCACAAGGCACAGGAATTGGCACAGCATTGACAAGAACTATAGGTTCATTAAGCACAGGCGGCGGTA